CGTGCCGTCCGCGGTGGCGCCGCTGGCCAGGGGCGAGCGGACGGGGTCGGCAGTCTCCACGAGGCGGCGTCGGGTCTTGTCGATGTCCCACTGGCCGTCCGGCTCTCGAGCAATGCGGCCCGCGCGCTCGGCCTTGTGGATGGCGGTGTCGCTGACGCCGAGGCGCCGCGCGGCCTCGCGCGTGGAGGCAGTAAGTTCCGGCATGGCGGCGACCTCCCGCCGCGCGCGACGATGATGCGCACCCTTTTCAATGGGCGGGGGGAGAAGGCACCATCCCCGTTCAAAACGTACGACCCTGGACGAATGGATGCGACGCTAGCAGTGCGGTTGCGGAGCCGACCGTAGGCGATCTGCCGCTGGGAGATGAGAGCTCAACCGCCTCGGTTTCCCAACGCTGCAGATTGCTGACAACTAGAGATAGGCGCAGCGCAGCACGAGCCGATAGCATGGAGCGATCATGAACATGCCGTTGGCGATTCTGGTCCCTGAGACAACAAACAGACTGCGCTTGTACGGGGTACATTAGGGGGCGCGATGAATAAAACCGATGCGCGACGCTTGGGTCATGCTCTAACGTTCCCGCTGTCACGCGCGGATCATCCGCGTATGCCTTCGCCTAGGAGGGAGCTATGGAGATTCAGGCGCTCGGCTATCTGGGCTTCGGAGCGGAGAACCTGGAGGACTGGGCGGATTTCGCGACCGCACGTCTCGGCATGCAGATGGTCGACCGCGGCGCCGGGCTGCGCGCCTTCCGGATGGACGATCGGCGGCAGCGCCTCGTTGCCGATGCCTCCTTGCCCACGGGCACGCGCTACTACGGCTGGGAAGTGGCCGACGCAACGGCGCTGGACGTGCTGGCTACAAAGCTCGAGCGCGCCGGCGTCGCCGCGAAGCGTGAGACAGTGGCGCTTGCCGATCAGCGCTGCGTCTCTGGCCTGATCTCCTTTACCGATCCGGCTGGCAATCGGCTGGAGGCCTTCCACGGTGCGCAGGTGGCGGACACGCCCTTCCGGCCTGGACGCATGGTTTCCGGCTTTCGCTGCGGGCCGCTCGGCATGGGGCACGTGCTGATGACGACGACGAACATGGCGGCATCGCTCGGATTCTACCGTGACCTGCTCGGCTTCCGGATCAGCGACTTCATGCGCACGCCGATCCAGGCCTATTTCATGCACGTCAACGCGCGGCACCACAGCTTGGCGTTGGTCGAGGCGCCTGCTGACATGCTGCACCACCTGATGGTGGAAATGTATTCCCTGGACGATGTTGGGCAGGGTTACGACCTAGCATTGGCCGATGGCGCCGAGCGCGTCGTGGCGACACTGGGACGCCACTGCAACGACTTGGTGACCTCCTTCTACCAGCGCACGCCTGGGGACTTCTTCGTCGAATGCGGCTGGGGTGGGCGCACCGTGAACCCCACCAACTGGCAGCCCACGGAGATGACCAGTGTCGAGAGCTACTGGGGCCATGACGGCTTGATGCGTGAGATTGGTGCCCCTGAGCCGCCGCCGGCAGACCGCCGGCCGGGTGGCCAGGAGCTGCGCGCACCAGTCTACGTGATGGAAGGGAATTATCAGCGCATGGACGGCGTCTGCCCGTGGTGGGACGCGGTGAAGGCGGGACGGTAGTGTCGGACTTCGCCCAGGCTGCGTGTCGCTGCCGAAGCTACGGTTGACGGTAAGCATCCGCAGATCATCCGTCGGTCTGCGCATAGCGGGCCTGCCAGTGCCAAATCGTCGGTCGGCTCGCCGCGGCCTGATGGGCTATCTCGGCAATGGGCAGCCGGTCGGCGGACAGCAGGATAATCCTGGCACGCTCAGCTTGTTTCTGGGGGCGGCTCCAATCAGCCATGATCGTGGCCAACCGTGTGCGATCACCAGCATCAATGATGGTGCAAACATTCTGAGCCATCCGCCCAGCCTGGCACGTCTCAACAGGGGCATGAATTGTCCCTCTGTGTCAGTGCACTAAATGGCAATGCTATACACAGTATAGCTGCCCTTCGCCCCCTCCTTGTTGGGGCCGACCATCCGCACCCGCTCCAGCACCTGGACCGCGTAGCCCTTCTTCTTCAGCCCCGCGAAGAAGCCGCGGACCGTGTGCTGCGCCCACCCGGTCGCCTCGGCGATCTGCGCGACCGTGGCACCCTCGGGCCGGCGCAGCATGGCAAGGACCTGCTCCTGCTTGGTGCCCTCGCGCGGCTTGCGCGGCGCGCCGGGCTCACGGGCGGCGCGGGCGGGCTTGCCGGCGAGCAGGGTGCGCAGGGCCTCCATCCGCGCATCGAGGGCGCCGATCATGTCGCCCGCGCGGTTGGCCTCGTCATCCCAGGCGGCCAGCACCGCCGCGGCGGCATCGCGCAGGTGGGTCCGTGGCGTGGCGGCGCGCGCCGCGAGAGCCTGGTCGAGCAGGGCGATTTCCTCCGCCAGGGGCGCGGCCTGGGCGGGCTCGGCGGCGGGCGCGGGGCTTTCCCCCGGCGTGGTGCCGGGCGCCACCGTAGGTGCCGTGTCGGGCACGCTGCCCTCGATGCCCGAGCAGTCGGGCTCGCCGGCCCCCGCGTCGCCCTCGTTCGGGTCGATGCCGATCGCGCGCAGCCCCTCGTCGGTGATGCGGGCCACTATCCAGGTGCCGTCCTCATCCTGGCGCCAGCCGAGCCCGACATGCTCCCGCGGCGCGTTGATCTCCGTCAGCAGGTTGTTCTTGATGAGGCTGCGAAAGACTGCGTTGCGGGCTGCGGCCGGGAGGTTCCTCGGCGCGCGGGCGAGGCCCATCTCGTGCTGCGAGGCGGCGATCAGGATCACGCGCTGTGTGTCGGAAAGCTTGGTCATCGTGGTGGTCTCCGGTTCCGGGTGCCGACAATCGGTCCCTACTGCCGGGAGCCCCGCCGGCGACGCCGGTCGGGGCAGTGCGGGAGCGGCCCGCTTCAGGCGGCGTATTCGCCGCGGCGGAAATGCTGATCCGCGATGTCCTTGAGCTTCGCGGTGGCATCCGAAAGCCAGGCCGCTTCGCCCCAAAGCACCGTCTCGGGGTCCGCGCCAAAGTGGTCCGCGCTGACCTGGGTAAGTTCTGCGAGGAGGGCGTCGAACTCGGCCTTCTTCGCGAGGAAGGCGGCCAGGCTGCGTTCCTGGTTGCGGGCAGCGCGGGCTTCTAGGTCGGTCATGGTGGTCTCCGTCGTGGTGCAGGGCTGGGTGCTCTGCGTGTGACGGACCATTCGCGCTGTGGCGCGCACGAGCCAAGCAAGATGCAGCGGCGCGGAATTGCTATGCTTAGGCGGTCTGGATCACATCATGATCGCGCGGTTTGGCGAGCTCGTGCATGACCGCAAGAGCCCGCCCGAACGAAGCGCCTTCGAACTCGCGCTCACCCTTGCCGCCAAGCCCGTACCGACCGCCAGGAATGCGAAGCGTGATCAACTGTGTGGGGAGCTCGGCCTTCGCGAAATAGCCGATGAGCCTGCGGTCCAGAGCCACCAGCGCGTAGACATCGAACTCGTCGTGGCGATACACGCGCGCGGCACCCCGTCCCGCTCGCCTGATTCCGAAGAAATACGCTGGATTGGCCCGCATGTTCGGCTGCGGGTGCCGCGGGTGCAGCGTCGCCTTCACCTGAACACGGATCACGCGCCCGCCGACATCGACTGCCAAATCATACGCCATGCCCTGGGCCGTATGGAATGCGCTCCAGCCGCCAAGCAGAAGATCGGCGCAGACCAGGTGCTCAGCGGCACGTCCGAGCTCGAGCTCCTGGCTGACCTGCCGCACGCTGCCGGGGCGTTGTGGAGCAGGCGGTGGCACCGCGAGTGGGAGCGCGCCACAATCGAATAAGAGACCGGCGTCGCGGGTCATGCGGCCATTTCCCGTCCACGTGCTGCAGCGACGTCGGAAAAGACGCGATCTTCGGCATCCAGCACAGCCGGCTGTCCCGTCATCGCCTGCCATCGCTCAATGGCCACATCGCAATAGGCGGGGCTGACCTCCATCGCGAGGCAGACACGGCCGGCTGTCTCGGCTGCGATGATGGTGGTGCCGCTGCCGCAGAAGGGCTCGTAGACCGCCTCGCCCGCGACGCTGTTGTTCACGATCGAACGGCGCATGCACTCCACGGGTTTCTGCGTGCCGTGCACGGTGGCGAGGTCTTCCGGTCCGCCGTTGCCGATGCTCCAGAGCGTGGTCTGGTCCCGCGCGCCCTGCCAGTGGCCAGTCGCGCCCTTGCGCACAGCGTAGAGGCAGGGTTCATGCTGCCAATGATAATCGCCACGCCCCAGCACCAGCCGCGGCTTGGCCCAGACGATCTGGCTGCGGATCACGAAGCCCGCCGCCTCCAGGCTCTCGATCACGGTCCGCGCATGCACGCCGGCGTGCCAGACATAGGCCACATCACCAGGGAAGAGCGCCCAGGCCGCCCGCCAGTCGGCGCGGTCGTCGTTCGCCACCTTGCCGGTGCGCATGGTGGCCGAGACGCCGGCCTCGTTCCGCCATCCGGGATCGTAGTTCACCCCGTAGGGCGGGTCCGTGGCCATCAGATGTGGTCGGGCGTTACCGAGCAGTCGAGCGACATCCGTTGCGCTAGTGGCATCGCCACACAACAGGCGATGCTGGCCGAGCCGCCAAAGGTCGCCGGGACGTGTGACGGGATCCTCCGGCGGCTCTGGTACCGGGGCGTCGGGATCGCCCGGAGCAATGGCGCCAGACGTCTCGGTCCCAACTGCGGCCAGTAGCCGGTCCAGCTCCATGCCGGAGAAGCCGAGCACGTCGAGATCGACCAGCGCCTCGTCGCGGATGCGAGCGATCTCGGCGGCAAGCAGCGCCTCGTCCCAGCCCGAGTTCAACGAGATCTGGTTGTCGGCGAGGCGCAGGGCACGCGCCTGAGCGGGAGAAAGATGGCCGAGCCGGAGCACCGGCACGGAGGCGAGCCCGAGCTGCTTCGCAGCCATGACGCGGCCGTGGCCAGCGATCAGCACGCCCTCGGCGTCCACCAGCACCGGGTTCACGAAGCCAAATTCGGCAATGGAGGCGGCGATCTGCGCCACCTGGGACGGCGAATGCGTCCGCGCGTTCTCCGCATACGGGACCAGCCCCGCCACCGGCAGGCTGCTCACCACAAGATCAGGCTGCATTGGCGGTGACCTCCTGCCTCGCCTCAGCAACGGCGTCGTAATCGCGCCCATCATCAGCCAGCGTCACTGGCAGGTCGGGATGCAGCATCCTCCATCGGGCCAAGGCCAGATCGACATAGGCCGGCGCCAGCTCGATGGCGCGCACGCGGCGGCTGTTGCGCTGGCCGGCCAGGATAGTGGTGCCGCTCCCGCCAAAGGGCTCGAACACCACGTCGCCTCCGTCCGTGTAGGTCCGCATCAGGAACTCGGGCAGCACGACCGGGAACACCGCGGGGTGCTCGGTCTCGATCCCGCGGCCCTTGTGGCGCGTGAGGCGCAGCACGTTGTCCGGGATCCGGAATTCCTGCACCGGCAGCCCGGCATGCTGGTACTCCGAGATGGTGCCGTCGGCGGCGCGCAGCCCGCTGCCCTTGTTCGGCGTGCCGGCCCATTTGCAGGGCACGATCTTGTTGGCCTGGCGGGCCTGAAGGTTGAAGTGGAAGACGAACTCGAAGGCCGGCGCGAGCCGGCCGTTCCAGTCGCCGGGCAGGCCGGGCCCCTGGTCCCAGGTGTAGAGGCCGAAGCGGCGCCAGCCGCGGGCACGCATCCAATCGAGCCAGCCGGACCAGTAGGGAATCCATTCGCTGTCGCGGTGGATCAGGCCGAGGTTCACCAGCACTTGGCCGTCCGCCCGCATGGCCGCGTCGAGATGCTGGAACACGCCCTGCATCAGGGCATCCCAATCGGTGCCGCCGCCGGTGGTGTAGTCGCGCTGGTTTCCATAGGGCGGGGAAGTGAACAGCAGCGCCGCGCGGTCCTCACCCATCACCCGCGCCATGCTGGAGGCGTCGGTGCTGTCGCCGCAGAGAAGGCGGTGCTCGCCCAGCAGCCAGAGGTCGCCGGGACGCGTCACGGCCTGGCGCGGCGGCTCCGGATCGGCATCGGCGGGATCCTCCGCCGGCGCATCCTCGGTGCCTGCCGCGCCAGTCGCACCGCCCCCCTCGGCGGGATCCGCGGACAGAGCCTCGGGCGCGTCGCCGTTGGACACGGCATCTCCAGCCGCCGCGAGGATGTCCGCGAGCTCATTCGCCGAGAAGCCGAGCGCGCCGAGGTCGATGTCCGGCACCGCCTGCACCGCGGCGAGCGCATCGCGCAGCAGCGCCTGATCCCAGGTCGCGTTCTCCGCGATGCGATTGTCGGCGAGCCGCAGCGCCTCCTTCTGCGCGGCGGACAGGTGCCGCAGCACGATGACCGGGACCTTGGCCATGCCGAGCGCGGACGCGGCCTCGAGCCGGCCGTGTCCGGCGATCAGAACGCCGTCCTCATCGACCAGCAGTGGGTTGGTGAAGCCGAAGGCCAGCATACTGGCCTTGATCTGCTCCAGCTGCGCGGCGCTGTGCACGCGGGCATTGCCGGCGTGCGGGCGCAGCTCCGCCACCGGACGCAGCAGGATCTTCGCCGCCATCCAGGGGAGCGCCATGATGCCATCCGGTTTGCGGGTGGTTTGTAGGGCCGAGGCCCGGCGTCGGTTTGCAGCTAACGAGTTGAAGCCGCGGGAGAAGGCTGCAAACCGCAACCCTGATTTATGGCCTGGCGCTAGCGACCTTGCGCGCTTCCGCCCCCCGCATACAGCGGGGCCAGGAAGGACCCTGCGGCTCGAGAGCCACAGTGGCTGATCAACTGGCGAGTGGCTCGGGAGCCGCGGTGCTCGACGCACCTTCTCGACGTGTCACCATCATAGCCAACCCGATTTGCGCGCTGCCATGGGGTGAATTGTAACAGCGGTATCTGGAAGAGGGACGTGGGCACAGCCGCATGCGACCGCGCCCACCCGTAGATTCACTCAGCCCTTCGCAGCCTTGCGCTTTGCCTTCTTCAGGCCAGCGAAGGCCGCTTCCTTGAGCGCCGGGCTCGCCTTGAAGCGCACCGCCGCGCCGGCCTTCACCGCGATCTTCTCGCCAGTCTTCGGGTTCAGCGCCGTGCGCTTCGCCGTCTCGCGCACGACGAAGGCGCCGAAGTCAGGAATCGTGAAGCGACCGGTCTCGACGATCTGTCCCTTGATCGCGGCGATGATGTCAGCGGCCAGGCGGCCTGCGGCAGCGGCCGGCATGTCGGCGGACTGGGCGATGACGTCGGTGAGAAACTTCTTCGACATAGACAAGCTCCTTGCGAAGCCTGCCCATTAGCCGAGACAAAGGTGTCTGTCAGGACCAGCACACACAGCCTGCGAGGGCTGCTCAGGCACGGACAGCGGCTCGCGCACGCTCAGCCGCATCCCGTGTGGCGACCAGCGCAGCCAGCGTGGCCTGCGCCTGCTTCACCGCGGCTGGCTCGCTACTGTCGATGTCTGAGAGCTGCTCCTCGGCATCGCCCACGCCGATGGCGATCTGCTCGCGCAGTTCGTCAAGCCAGCCCTTCGCTTCGGACGGGTCGGCTTCTGGCGCGCGCAGCCATTCGGCGACGATCACCTCCACCTCACGTGCCATGCGGGGCGGCTGGACGCCCTTCGCCGCGAGCGCCATCAGGCGGACAATCGCGGCGTCGACCGGACGCACCCGTGCAGCCCTACGAGCGGCCATGGCTTCAGCTCCTCTTGGTTCGCCCGTCCCATAGCATGTTCTTGTCTTGTTTCATAAGGGGGAGCTATCGTCGGACATGCCCAACGGCGCCTCGTCACACCCGCCGCCGCCATGGCTGAGCGCTGCCGTGCTGGCCGCTGCACGGGCTGCTCTGCGCCCGTCAGGCGCCTTCCCGCGGCCAGGGGACGCCGACACCAGGCCTTGTGCGAACTCATCCTAGCGCATCATCCTGCCTTGCCGTTCACGCTGATCGCCGAGTCCGCAGCCTACGTCCTCGGCTCCGAGTGACAGCGGATCGGCCCGCGCAGGGAGCAGCACGGGCAGGACGCCTGCGTTAGAATAGGAAGTCGCTTTCGACGAGGTGGTGGATCCCTGCCAGTTCGATTTCCCCGGTTGGACCGGTGGGCGTCGGGGCAAACGGCGGATTTCCGGCGAAGGTCGCGAACTGAACGATTGTCTGCCCGTCCTGGTACTCGTAGCGCACCTGCAGTGCGAAGCTCGCCGCGAAGCTGTCGGTGCCGAGGAACTCGGGCGGCAGCCCCCCGGTGCGACCAGTCGGCCTGGCAAAGCTCAGATCAATCTTGTCTTCGCCCTGAACGAAGTCTTCCAAGCGGTCACGTTCACCGGGACCGACGCCTGTATCGAGAATGAAGCTCACCGCCGATGGGATCTGGCCAAAACCTGGTTCTCGGCTGAAGCCGAATGCGAACACGTCCAGATCGGCCCCGCCGATCAGCGTGTCCACGCCCACGCCACCGGTCAGGGTATCGTTGCCCTTGCCACCAACAAGTAGGTCGTTGCCGCCACCGCCGTATACCACATCGTCACCACGTCCTCCGAACAGGCGGTCCGGCCGTCTGCAGCGATGATGTCAGCCGCTGCGATGGTTCCGTCGAAGACGCCGTAGCCTCGGATCTCGTCATTGCCGCCTCCACCGAAGACGACATCGGCGCCGAAGCCTGCTGTAACGAAATCATTGCTGCCGCCTGCGAAAATTACATTGTTCCCAGGCTCGCCGCCGAACTGGATCGGCGGCGGGCCGACCTCGAACGGGCCACCCGGCTCGCCGATGTTGTCGCCGTAAATCCTGTCATTACCGGATCGCGCTAAGATCCAATCGTCGCCTTCTCGGCCGCCGATTAGGTCCGCCTTGTCGCTGCCGATAATGACGTCACGTGTGCTGGCGCCGGTCAGAGGATCAGAGCCGGCACGCCTGGCCAGGATGATTGCCATGGACGCCTCCTCATCTCGTTCGTCACCGCCTCGGCAGCAGCTCAGGCCGATAAAATCAGGCGGCGCAAGCCCTGCCGTGCGCCGCCAGAAGCGTACTCGCGTAGCCGCGAGCGCGTCCACTCTCAAGCACGCGACTCTCGCGGCGCCACCGCAACCGCGACTGCTCGCATAACGAGGTTGCATTTCGTCTGCCTCGCCGACGCCATGGCCTACATCCTCGGCTCGGAATGACGGCATTCACCCTGCCCTCTGCCGCGGCGTCAGCCGGAAATGGGAGGCCAGTGTCCCGAGCGCCGCGACCAGCATGCCCTGCGCCACCGGCCCGTGCACCGGTCGGCCGGACCAGCCCTGGCGCATGGCCCACTGGCGGACCGAGAACTCCAGCCCGACGACGAACCACACGCAGGAGCCCGCCGGGCTGTCGTGGCCGCCCAGCGCGTCCAGCGCCTCGGCCACGCGGCGCCGGGCATCGATCTGCCGGCTCGACATAGCGTCGGCGGTGGCGCCCGCCAGCCGGATCAGCTGCGAGGTGGCGATGCCGTCCAGCGCGGCGGACCAGAACAGTGTCCGGAAGATCTGCCCAGCCTCCTGCATCTCCGGCGTGATCGTGCCGTTCGCCATCATCATGCCCAGCGTGTCCACCGCGCGACGGTGCTGGACTGGGCTGCCGGTCTCGGGATCCGCCTCGCGGATCGGCTCCGAGAAGCCACCATGCTGCAGCCGCCACTTCGACGGCTTCGCCAGATCATCGTGCTTCGGCTTCAGCACCTTGGTCTTGCGCTTACCGGCCATGGTGGTTCTCCCCGTTGCGACGCCCCCAGCGCCGGTTGGCTTCGTTGATGACCGCCTGGCGCAGCCAGTCGTCGGCGATCTCGGCCACGGGCAGGGCAGCGACGCCGTGGCGATGCCAGGCGGCGGCGCGCATGGCGTTAACCTCGCGGTCGTTGGTCGGGCTACGCGTCCCGCGGTCGAGGCAGGATCGGGGCGGCAGTGGTGCGCCGTGCATGCTCATGGGCGGCCTCCCGTGGGGTCGGTCGCCCAGAGCAGAAGGGCGATGGCATCCGCCTCGTTGTCGTCGGCCGGCGCGAAGCCGCGAGCCTGGATGGCGGCGACCATCTTCGCCTTGTCCGCATTGCCCTTGCCGGTCGCGAAGCGCTTGATCGTGGCCACGGGCACGCCCTGGTAGGCGATGCTGCGCTCCTCGCACCAGGCCGAGAGGTGGGCGAGGAAGCCGCCGTAGAGGTGCGCAGCATCCGTCCCGGCATGCGCACGGACTTCCTCGAAGACGATCCGCGCCACACCACCGGACAGGGCGGCGACCTCCGCCAGCCAGCCGCGGAAGCGCAGGAAGCGCATCCCGCCGCCTTCGAAGCGGCTGGGGCGGAACGTCATGGTGCCCGAAGTGATACCGCCGTCCTGGCCGCGCAGCGCCCAGCCGGTGGTGGTGCCGAGATCGAGGGCGAGGACGGCGTGGTGCGCCAGGCTGATCGCGGGCGGGAGGGCGATAGGCGGGCCGCTTGCATGCGCGGCGGGCATGGTGAGAGTCGCGGGTGCCATGGTGGTCTCCGGAAGGGGATCGTCCTGGTGAGGGCGGCGACGGCGCGGTTCTTGGCGGAGCTCGCCGTTGCTGCCCGGCTTGGGGTCGGGTGGCCGCAGTGGGGGTGGTCCACGAGCCCAAACCAGGCGCCCCGGGTGTGGTGTGCGTGCGCCGTTGAGGCGCACACGCACACCCCCCGTAGGGGGGTAGCGAAAAACCGAATCTGCCAAACTGCTCCAAGCCACTGACTTTGTTTTGGAAAAAGCAAATTCGGAGCAGTTTCGGACAGATTCGTTACGCGAAACTGCTTTCGGCCAGAAGTTATTGATCTTATTGGTGAAAAGCAGTTTCGCAGTTTCGGCGGCCGAGCAGATTCGGACCGAAACTGTGCAGTTTCGGGAGCAGTTTCGGTCAGTGCGGTCTCGCATCGCGAGGGCCATCAGGCGGGCTCCTCGGGGTCGTGCAGCACCCAGACTTCTGGGTTTTCGACCTCGAGCAGCGCCTCGCTCCGGGGGCATTGGAAGTGGCTCGGGAGCACCCGGACGGTGGCCGGGATGATCTCACCGGTCTCCGGATCGACGGCCTCCTCCCCGGTGGCGAGGAGCATGTCCTGGACGACGAGGTAGCCGTTCTTCGACTTGGTGTAGGGCTGCCCGAGGTCGCGGGCCTCGCGCCGGTACTTGATGTAGCCCTTCATGGCCAGGACACCGATCCTCTCGCGGATGTTGTCCTTCCCGCCGAGCCCGCGCTTGTTCTCGAACTTCGACGCGAAGGCGTTGGCGGTGCAGAGCCGGCCTTCCTCCGCCTCCTCGGCGATCAGGCGCAGGATCACGTCGTGGCGGCGCATGCGCTCGGCATCGAGTTTGCGGCCGATGTCCCTCCTGACCAGGCGTTCGCCCTTCCGGTCGAGCTCGACCCAGGCGCCGCCGCGTTTGTCGACCAGCATCGGCTCGAGGCCAGGGCCGTTGCGCAGCTCGACATGCAGCTCGCGTTCGGTCTGCTCCTCGTCGGGGCGAAACAGGATGGCGCCTGATGTGTAGTAGCCGCGCAGCGCGCTGGCGCCGGAGAGCGACAGGAAGGGATCGTCCTTGACCTGCTGCTTGCTAAGCTTCTTCGTGTGATGGGCGAGGATGATGCCCGCCTCGGGGGCGACCTGGTCGCGCAGCGCTTCAACCCGGCCCTGCAGGAAGAACATCATCGCCGCGTTGTCATTCTCCCCTTCGCCCGCGGGCCCGCCATCGAAGAGGTTGCGGATCGGGTCGATGCAGATGATGTCAGGCGGCGCGTCGGGGAATGCCACACGGATGGCCGCGGCCACGAGGGGCACGCCTTGGTCGTCGAGCAGCATGCGCAGCTTGGGGGTGACGACGAGGGTGTCACGGGCGCGCGCCACGATGGCGGGGTCGAGCCGGAGCTGCTGCAGGCGCTCGCGCAGGTAGTGGTACTGGATCTCGGCCTGGAGATAGAACACTCGTAGCGGGCGCGGTGCCGTGAAGCGCAGGAACGGCGTGCCGGCCGCTGCGTGCACCAGCAGGCTGATCAGGAAGTCGGACTTCCCGACCTTCGGCGCGCCGCCGAGGACCAGCATCCCGCCCGGGGTCAGCAGGCGCGGCCCGATCAGGTCGTCGGGCATCAGAGAGGTGTCGTCGAGCAGCGCGCCGAGAGTGTGTGCCGGGATGGCGCCGGGCGGCGCTGCCGCGACCCGCAGCAGGGGCGGCCCGTTCCGATCGACATGCAGTGCCCAGATGCTGTCCGCCTCGACCTTGAGGCGGTCCAGCGGCCACGCCGGGCGGAGGCAGGCGGCGTTGTATTGGCAGATGGCCTCCCACCCTTCCTCGCCGGTCAGGCGGCCCTCGTGGACCATGCGGACGAAGTGGCCGATGGCGGCGCTGGCGCCCTGGAAGCGGGTCCAGCCGTCCTGGCTGCCCTCGCGCACCGGCGTGGTCAGGACCGTATCGAGGCTGGGGCGGGTGGCGCCAGGGGCGGCGATGGGCGCTTCCAGGCCCGGCACGGTGGGCATGGCAGCCACGGCCGCGGCGAGGTCGGGAAGCTCGAACTCGGCCCTGGGGCGGTGCTCCCGGATGATGACCCGCCGCTGCACGCCATGCTTCTGGTGGACGGTGCCTGGCATGCGGATCGGCTGGTGCGCGGAGCGGAAGTGAAGGTCGCCGCCAACCTTCTCCGCGATCTCGCCGCGCAGCGCGCAGACCCGCGCCAGATCCTGCCCCTCGGCCGGCTCCGTCAGCCGCCACCAAGCATGCAGCTTGGCGGCCCCCTCGCCGGTGCGGCCGCCGCTCTCGACCAGCAGGGTCGGTGCGCCGAGGTGGTGGACCAGATGCGCCAGCTTGGCGGCGATGTCACCGGCGTCGAGGTCGACCACCACGGTCTGCATCTGCAGCACATGCTCGGCGCGGGCCTGGCCCTGCTCGGCGACGGTGCCGGGGATGACATAGACGGCGCTGCCTTCGCGCGCGGCCCAGGTGGCATAGGCGCTGAGGGATGCGGCGGCGTGCCGATCGGCCGGGACCCAGATGTTGTGCGGCTTGGTGTCGAGCCCCTGGCCCTGGTCGACGAAGCCGCGGACCGGAATCAACCCGTCGCAATAGCCGAACACCACGTCCAGGAAGGCGGCGATCTGCTCGATGTCCGGCGCGACGTGGCCGCCATGAGGCGGCATCGGCTGCCCAGCGCCAGGAAGTCGATCGAGGGCGATCTGCCCAGCGGCGGGAAGTTCGCTCACGCCGTCATCTGGCAGCGGCGCGGCATCGTTGAAGTCGCCCCATGCGTTCATGCAGGCTGCGCCCAACAGCGCTTGGCCCAGGGGCAGAACCGACACTCGAAATGGTCGGCCTGGGCTGCGACCCGGGGCAGCAACTCGCCCGCATCTGTGGCCGCGAGGATGCGCACGCCGCGGTCCGACATGCGTTGCGCCAGCTCGGCGTTGAATGGCACCAGCTCGTGGTGCAGCTCCGCCGTGTCCTTGTTGATGGCGGTGAACAGCGCCGGATTGTCCGCCACGCCCGGGACGGCGGCATCCATGTAGGCCTGGTAGACCGCGATCTGCGCCGCATAGATCGGCTTGGCTGCGGCGACGCCTTTGCTGGACGTCTCGCGCCAGGCCTTGGCGTTCATGGTCTTGCATTCCCACAGCGCCGGGAACGCCATGCCGGGGATGGCGGGGCCGCCGGCGAAGATGCCATCGACGTGGCCACGGATGCGACCACCGGCGACGGAGAAGCCGAACTGCTCGCCATGCTCCCCACCACCGCGGCGGGTGTAGAGATCGAAGCCGGCGCCACGCAGCCAGGCGACGGCGACGTCCTCCAGCGCGTGGCCGATCCCGAAGATGCGCAGCAGACGGCCGTCGAAGTCGGCGCCCTCATCCTTCGGCGCCTTCACGAACTCGAACTGCAGCGCCCGCTCGCAGGCATGGCCGAGGCGGGAGCCACCCAGGTAGCTGCGCGGCGGCGTCGCCTGATTGGCGGCGACCAGCGCCGCGTCGATGACGGCATTCACATGCGCGGAGGTCTGGCTGCGGCTGTTGAAGTTGAGCATCAGAAGGGCACCTCCGCCTTAGCGTCCTGCCGGGCGATCGCCTGCATCGCCTCCTGGAAGCCGCCGACGGCGACCTCGATCAGCGTCAGCACCTGCGCCTCGCTGAGCTCCTGGAAGCGGGTGCCCCAGCCGATCTCGGCCATGGTCTCCGCGACGCGGCGCATGGCCGCGCGCATCGCGGCCTTCTCCTGCTCGGTGAGATCAACCATGGCGGACGACCTCCCCGCCAAGCGCGACCAGAAGGCCTGGCAGGCGATGCAGCAGAAGGAGACCGAGGGCCGCGGCTTCTTCCGCGGCGCAGGGTCGAACCAACCAAAGCCACGCGCCGGACGGGAGCAGACGGCGCAGGGCGGTTCCGGGGAGCGGGCCATAGATCATGCGGCCTGCCCCAGCACCGCGGGCTGGGCGCTGCGCACGAGATGCTGGATGGCCTGGCGGTTGAACTTGAAGGTGAGCAGCGCCGACGCCTGGTACCGGGTCATGCCGAGATCGGCCCGGGCTGCCGGCGGCAGGTGGACCAACTGCCGCTCGGTCGGCGGTTCGCGCAGCCAGCGCCGGCTCTTATGGGCGCTCTCGTCCGTCTCGTAGGCGTTCAGCCAGTCGTCCGCCGCGGCCAGCGCTACCAGCCGCTCCCCGATGGACAGCAGGCGCGGCCGCTCCTCCTTGGCGCCGCCGACCGCGTGCCAGGCCCCGTTCAGGAAGAAAATGCCCGCCCAGCCGTTGAACCCGTTGGCCAGCAGCGCGGCGTCGTCGCCGAACAGGTCGCACCACTGGAAGGCGGAGCGCTGGAGTAGATCGATCTCCGTCATGATGAAGTCGGTGAGCGGCGCCGTCTCGCGCCCGCAGGGCTCGAAGGCATGCCCGCAGATCGGGCACTCCATCACCGCGATCGGCACCTCCGCCTCACAGGAGGGGCAGGTCTTGGTGGGCGGCTCACCCTCGCCGGGCTGGCTGTCGAGATCGACGTCCTGCTCCAGGCAGCCATGGATCTGCGAGGAGGTGCCGAAGTCGAGCACGATGCAGTCGCGCTTGACGATGCCGGGATGCTCCGTGGGATCCACGGTGCGCAGCCCGCGGCCGACCATCTGGATCATCGTGCATTGAAGGAGCTGGGCCGCAGCAGCACGACGCAGGAGGTGGGCGGGTGGTCCCAGCCCTCCGTCAGCACCGCGACATTCACGACGATGCGCGCCTCGCCCCGGGCATAGGTGGCCAGGACGGAACGGCGCTCCCCCTCCGGCATCTCACCTGTCACCACGACGGTGGGGACGCCGGCGGCGTTGAAGGCCGCGGCGACGTGCTCGGCGTGGGCGACGGTGGAGCAAAAGGCCGCGGTCTGGCGGCCCCCGGCCTTCTCCTGCCAGTGCTTCACGACCGCGTCGGTGACCGGCACGGTGTCCATTACGCGGGCGACCTCGCCCATGTCGAAATCGTCGCCGCTGCGCCGCACGGCCCGGAGTTCATCCTGCACGCCGACATCGATGATGAAGGTGCGCGGCGGCACCAGGTGGCCGGATGCGATCAGCTCACCGAGCCGGATCTGATCCGCGACGTTTGAGAAGACCTGGCGCAGCCCGATCTTGTCGCCGCGGTTCGGCGTGGCGGTGACGCCATAGATCCGGCAGTCTGGGTTGCGATCCCGGGCGCGATCGATGATGCGCTGATAGCTGCCGGCGACAGCGTGATGCGCCTCGTCGATCACCAGCAGGTCCAGTGCCGGCATAGCCGCCAGGTTCGCCTGTCTCGTCAGCGTCGGCACCATGGCGAAGGTGACCTGTCCGCCCCAGGATTTCTGACCGGCATCCACCACCGACGTGCTGATGCCGGGGTTCACGCGGCGGAACTTCGCCAGGTTTTGCGCCGTCAGCTCATCCCGGTGCGCGAGGACAGCGGCCTTCGCGCCGCCGCGATGGATATGCTCACCCACCGTGGCCGACAGCATGATGGTCTTGCCGGCGCCGGTCGGGGCGACGCCGAGCGTGTTGCCGTGCTCGCCGAGCGCACGGAGGCTGCGCTCGACGAAGAGCTTCTGGCGGGGGCGGAGCATCATGCTGGTGCGGCCCTCCGTCAGCGCGCCCAGGCGGGGCGGGGATCGGCCCCGGCGGTGGGCTGCGGTGCAGCGGCCGGGAAGGCGCCCTGCTGCATGGCCGGTGCGACGGGCGGTGGCGTGTGCACGGGCGGCGCATAGGCCTGGGCGGGCGGGGCATAACCCGCCGGCGCCACCTGCCGGCCCATCACCTGGGCGTAGTCCCGATGGTCCGGGGTCACCGCCATGCGGATTTCGTTCTTGGTCTCGCCGCCCGCATCCGTGCCGTGCTCGATCTTCGCCACGAACTCGAGGCCATCGAGATCCGCGAAGCCGCCGATGCGGCGCGCCGCCTGCGCCTGGGGCGAGACATCCTTGTCAGAGATGCCGCGCGCGGAGTTCAGCATTCCGCGCAGGAAGCTGCGGCCCATCCCCGCCCATTCCGGCCCCTTCGGACTGTAGAGGCCGATCAGCGTGAAGACCTTCCGCTTCGCGTAGGGCCCCTCCAGCACGGTGAACTCGCCATTGAGATATACCGCGCCGGTGCTGCCGCGCGTGGCGTAGCCACCGGTCCAGCCCTGGCTCGGATCGTCGAAGCCGCCGGGGCGGATGGTGAGGCGGACCTTGGCCAGCGTCCCCTTGGGGATCAGGTTCGGGTTGGACTGGGCGTCGTTGTAGTCGTTCCAGGCAGCCATGGTGCTCTGCTCCGATCAGGTGTTGGGGGTGTCGGTGGCGGTCGTGACGAGCGGCGCCGGCAGCGCGGGCGCCGACGCACTGGGTGCTTCCGTGCCGCGAATCTTCGCGAAGAGGCGGCCGAGGTCGGGCGGCTCCAGCAGGTCGAGCCGGCCGCTGCGGTCCTTCGCCGGATAGCCCCAGGGGTTCAGCGTCTGGCAGACCAGCGCCCGGAACAGCGGCCCGCCCTGGTCCTTGATCTCCGCCAGCGTCAGCACCTCATCGACGATGCCGGGCAGTTCGAGGCTGGTTTTGCTGCCCTCGATCTGCAGGCTGAAGACGCGGCGATTGAAGTCGTCGAGCTTCTCGTCGAGGATCCCGACGAAGATCACGTTGCGGCCGCGGGCGTGCTGCAGATGTGTGAGCCAGGCGATCATCTCGCGCCCATGCAGCCCATAGGCGCCGCGCACGTCAGGCTTTCCGGTGCGCTCCGCGAAGGCCTCGGGCTGGCCGCGGCACCACTGAAAGCAGAGACGACCGGCGACGGTGATGCTGTCGATGAACAGCGTGACGTAGTGGTCCATGCGCGCCGGATCGCCGTACTCGCGAACCACCCGCGCATGCTGGGCTGCGGAATAGGGCTGGTCGTCGCGCAGCGCGGGGTTCGGGCCGGCGAGGAACAGCGCCAGGTCGCGGCATTCCTCCCACGTCCGCGGGCGGATCGAAGCGCCCCGCCAGCCCTGCACGGCGAGATCGCCCGCCTCGAGGTCCATGAAGAGAGTGGTCACGGCGCAGGTCGTGTTCAGAAGCCAGGTCTTGCCCATGCCGGGCTTGCCGAGGATGGCGGCCTTGACGCCGCGCTCCTCGGCCTGCCGCTCGTCGGCGGTGATGATGCGCAGCGCCATCAGCGGCCTCCCCGCAGCGGGATGACGCCGGCGCCATGCGGGCTGTCGCGCAGCGCCGTTTCGGACATGATGGCGAGGCGATAGGTGGCGCGCCCGGTGCGCACGGTGCGGGCCGGTTCGAAGGCTGCGCGGATGCGCTCCGGCCAGGCAGTGTAAGCCCGCTCGGAGACCTTGACGCTGACCTCGACATACTGGCCCGGATCCTCGCCGCCGGCGCGGATCTGCTCGGACAGCGCGGCGAGCCGCACCTGGTCCCATTCCACCTTCTTCGGCAGGTCGACCGCGATCTCCACGGCGCCGTCCTGGAAGCGGACCGTGCCCGTGTCCTTGCCGGCCGCGGCACGGGCGCCGATGGCGCGCTGCTCGTAGCGGAGCGCAATCGCGGCCTCAATCCAGTCCTGCATGCGCTTGGCGGCATCCAGCGCCTCGCGCGCATCCGTCTGCAGCAGCGCGAGGTGCTCGGCGGGGAGCGCGATCACATCGCTCACCGGCATGTGGCGCAGCGCGTCGAGGCTGGGGCGGTTGGTGCGGAGCGCGTCCATCACGCAGCCTCCCCCTGGAGAAAGCCCGCCATGGCGAGCGCGAGAGGACTGCGGCCGTTGCGCGGCCGCGATCGGACGATGAGCAGATAGGCGAAGCGCTCCTCCCCGACGCGGCGCTGCACCAAATGCGCAAGGCCGGCCTCCGAGAAGCGGCGCGCGCGCTCCGCCACGGCGATCAGTTCGAGGCGTTCGTCGGGCGGCAACTGCGATGCCGCCTTGTCACGGTCACGCGCCAGCATGCCGATGTGGTAGGTGATGATGGCGCCGGCCATCGCGTCCGCGAGGCGGTCGCACAGGTCATTCTCGGTCAGGACGACATCCAGCGGCGCGTTCGCGCTCGACATCGTTGGGCTCAGCGGATGGGTGGGGCGCGCAAGGTGCACGGGGCCGGTCTCCTTCTCACGCAGGGGGATCATCTGGTTCATACGGATCCGCGCGGATCCGTTCTCACGACCGCGACGGGGTCGGATGCAGGCCTGCGGCGCGCAGCCAGCAGCGGAGATCGCTGAGCGCGCGATAGAAGCCCGCGGCCGAGACGCCGCTCGCCGCGCGCGCGTCCACCATGTCGCGATGCGCGAAGATCAGACCGAGCAGCGCCATCGGCGCCGGCGGCAGATCACTGGCCGCGGAGCGCAGCGCCAGGGGAAGGTCATGGTCGGGCTCGTCCGCAGCGAGCCAGTGCTCGATGCCGTCAGCCCCGGACGCATCGAGCCAGACCGTCTCGCGAAGAGCCATGGATCGCGCGTGGTCGATGACCACATGCTGGGCGAGCAGGCCCACGTAGGTCGACCAGGCGGCGCGGGATGGATCGTACCGGTCGGCCGCCTCGACGATGGCGACCAGGATGTCCTGGGCGAGATCCTCCCGGTCGGCGCGACCCAGCCGGCGCTGCCGCGCAAAGCGGTGGGCGTGGGACCGGGCGGCGGTGCATGCCACTCGGATACGATCGCTGTCCTACTGGGGCGGATTATGTGCCTGTTCTGACTGTTGTTCGTGCATGGCGGCGGTCCTCGGCTTTGGCGGCTGCGATGACCTCAAGCCAGCACATCGTTCGGCGGTGCGACGAGGGCGCAAAGGTGCGGAAAGGTGCGGAAAAGCCCGATGAGGATTTCCGCACCGGCCTTAATTCAATGGCTTAAAGGATATTGGCAGCCTGCCCCGGCCCCGCTGGTGCGGAAATCAGATTTCCACACCACCCTCTATGCATCGTGCTGGACTTGGCACGGACCGGGAACATAGATTGCGCTGACCCGTTGCCGAAACGCTGTCTCGCAAGGACACGCATCCTATGGTCTTGACCATCGACTACGCCTGCCGATCGGGGAGAGCTGTGCCGCGCGGCCTGTCCGCCGGCGCCATCCGGAACGTCGCCGCCCAGGTGCGGCAGCAGATCCCGCGCGAGGCCAGCGACCTCGGGGTGACGCTGGCGGCGCTCCTCCAGGTCAGCCGCGAGGTGTCGGTGAATGGGCGCAGGCTGTCGGTGTCGTGGGACACGGCCGGCGCCTTGCGCGACGAGATGGGCCGCCAGGTGCTGGGCCTTTGCGACACCGACCCCGACGAACCGAACTGGGCCTTCCTGGCGGTGAATGGGCCGATGACGGCACATCGCCCCGATCTCGCGCTCAGCACCGCCGCGCACGAACTCGGACATCTCGTGTTCGACGTCCCCGCGGCCTTGGAGGAGGGGGTGCACCGGTATCGGGCCGTGGCGGCCTGCCCTCAGGCCTTGGATCGGGTCGGCCGTGGCGCGGAGGGGCGCGCCAACGAGTTCATGGGCGCGCTGCTGGTACCGCCCGTGCCGTTGCACACGCGGCTGCTGGCCTATGCCCGTGGTGAGGGGCTGCGGCTCGGCCGGGGCCCCCACCAGGGCCGGCCGGGCTGCCCCATCCTGGCCGCGGGTAACGACCCGGAGGCGGTGGGCGGCGTGGTTGCGGCGCTGGCCGGTGACTTCGGCGTGTCGGAACGGTTCATCGCCGTGCGCCTCGCGCGCTACGGCCTCATCCAGGGAGGGGTGTGATGGCCTTCGGGGCAACGGTCCGCGCCCGGCGCACGGAGCTGCGCATCGGGCTCAATGACATGGCGGAGCGCATGGGCATTTCGCCCGGCTACTGGTCGCGCGTGGAGCGGGAGATCGAGAAGCCGCCAAGCGACGAGCTCGTGCAACGGGCGGCGGCCATCCTGGGCATTCAGCTCGACGCGCTATTCGTCGAGGCGCAGCGCCTGCCGCCCGACATGCGGCGGGACATCGGCAAGGTAGTGCTCGCCTACCGGCGCGTGCGCCCCTTTGCGACTGGTTGAGGGGGGGCAGCATGGCCGCGCGCCTCAAGCACAAGCGTTTCTTTGGCATCGATGATGTGGCGGCGCGGTTCGGCCTTTCCTTGGTCGACATGGGGGTCATGGCGGCGGAGGGGCAGCTGCGCCTCAGGGTTCCCGTGGCGGGGCTGCGCGTGGAGATCGGCGAATGGGAGGAGGATGACGAACACGGCCAGGTGCATCGGATCCCGTCTGGCTACCGCGTGTTGAACGGCTTGGTGGACATCCACGCGCTGGACGGATGGACGATTCTGCGCAGTGGCTCCGGGGTGCTGACCTCGCTGCGGGCAGAGCCTGGCCACTACATCCACATCGAGACCGGCGATCCGGACTATGCGGGTCTGGAGGTGACGCGCGACGAGCTGGGGGTTTGCCTTGAGGAGTGGCAGCGGCTGGAGGCGCAGGAGGCGGGGCCCGAGGTGGAAGCACCGCCCAAGGCGCGGCGCGGCGTGCAGCCCACGCATGATTGGGACGCGTGTTGGCTGGAATTCGCCCGCACGGTGTTCTTCGACGGCGTACCCCCGTCCAAGGGGGCGCTGATCCGCCACCTGCAGGGCTGGTTTGCTGAGCAGGGACTGAAGGTGCCGGATGAGAGCACGCTTCAGCGGCGCTTTGCAGCGGCATGGAAGGTGTTCGCGCCGGAGGCGGAGCGGAAATCCGCCTGAGGCTGCCGGCTGGCAGGCGCCGCGGCCGTGAGAATGGCGGCGGCGAAATCCGTAGATGAGGGGCAGGACAATGCGTGCTGGATCCCGATGCCCCTGTCGAACCCTGTCAACGCCCACCTCCCGCCGCACCTCCGCGAGGTCTGCGAGATCCTGGCCGCGGGGCTCCTGCGGCTGCGCAGCCGCGCTGCCGAGGAAGCTGCGCGCGACGCGGCGGACTGGGGAGAGCGCGGCCTACACTTCCCGCCCCCCCAGCGCCTGCATGCGAACCGGACCTACCGGAGACCCGCATGACACGCGCCACCAAATCCAAATCCGGCACTCCGCCGGCGCCGACTATCCCCGCCATTCCGCCGGCCGACGTGCTGGGCCGGCTTGCCGCCCTGAAGACCACCGCGACGCCGGACCTGAAGCAGCAGTGGCGGGAACTCTTCGCTGCCGAGCCGTCGCCCTACAACCGGCGCTTCCTGGAAAGCCGGCTGGCCTACCGCATCCAGGAACTGGCCTATGGCGGCCTGAAGCCCGAGACCGTCCAACGCCTCGAGGCCCTGGGTGAACAACTCGACCGCGGTAATCCCGTCCTGCGGCGCATCCACGGCGACGACAAGCCGATCACCGGCACGCGGCTGATCCGCGAGTATCAGGGCGTCGAGCACAGCGTCACCGTGCTGCACGACGGCTACGAGTATCAGGGGCGCCCCTACCAGTCGCTCTCCTCCGTCGCGCGCGCCATCACCGGCACGCGCTGGAATGGCTGGCTGTTCTTTGGCCTGAAGAACCGGAGGGGCGCGGCATGAAGCGCAAGCTTACCGCCGAGGTCGCGATGCCGGTGGCAGTGCGGAAGATCCGCGCCGCCGTGTATACGCGCAAGTCGAGCGAGGAAGGCCTCGACATGGAGTTCAACACCCTCGACGCGCAGCGCGACGCTTGCAAGGCCTATATCACCAGCCAGCGTGCCGAAGGCTGGGTCCTGGTGTGCGACCGCTACGACGATGGCGGGTTCTCGGGCGGCACGCTGGATCGGCCGGCGCTGCAGCGCCTGCTGCGCGATATCCAGGCCGACCTCGTCGACGTCATCGTGGTCTACAAGATCGACCGGCTCTCCCGCTCGCTGATGGATTTCGCCAAGCTGGTGGAGGTGATGGACGCGCATGGCGTGACCTTCGTCTCCGTCACACAGTCCTTTAACACGACTACCAGCATGGGGCGGCTGACGCTAAACATCCTGCTCAGCTTCGCGCAGTTTGAGCGGGAGGTCATTGGCGAGCGCATCCGCGACAAGGTGGCCGCGTCGCGTGCGCGCGGGATCTGGATGGGTGGCTTCGTGCCGCTCGGCTATGACGCTAAGGACCGCAAGCTGCTGGTGAACGAGGCCGAGGCGGCGCTGGTGCGCCGGATCTTCGAAGGGTTCGTCGAAACGGAATCGGGCACGAAGCTGGTCCAGGCATTGCGTGCCGAGGGCGCCACCACGAAGCGAGGCCGCGCCTTTACCAAGAGCGACGTCTATCGGGTGCTGAGCAACCGCACCTATCTCGGCGAGGCGATGCACAAGGGGAAGTCGCACCCCGGCGAGCATGCCGCCATCGTGCCGCAGGCGATGTGGGACGCGGCCCACGCCCTGCTGACGATCAGCCCGAAGACACGCGCCAACCGCACCCGCTGTCAAACGCCTTCACTGCTGCGCGGGCTGATCTTCGGCAGCGATGGCCGTGCCATGTCGCCCACCCACGCGCGGGGGCGCCGTGGCCAGCAGTACCGGTACTACGTCAGCCAGTCGGTGCTGAAGGGCAGCGCCGCGGACGGCCCGGCGACCGCGCGCATCTCCGCCGCGAAGATCGAGGGCGCGGTCATCGCGCAGGTTCGGGGGCTGCTGCGCCAGCCGGAGGTGGTGTTGGGCGCCTGGCGCGCGGCACGGGCCTCGGCGCCGGCTATAACGGAGGACGAGGCTCGCCTGGCGCTGGAGCGCCTGGACCCGCTGTGGGAGGAGCTGTTCCCCGCGGAGCAGGCGCGGATCATCCGCCTCCTGGTCGACCGGGTCGACATCGGGGTGGGCGGCGCTGACGTGCGCCTGAAGCTGGAGGGGCTGGCCAGCCTGGCGCGGGACCTTGCCGCGCAGTCGGCCGAACCAGCGAGGGCGGCAGCGTGACCGGCGCCGCGCAGATGCTGACCGTGCGGGTGCCGCTGGCGGTCCGGAAGCAGCGGGGCGGGCGGAAGCTGATGATCGCGCCTGCCGCCACCACGAACCGGGGCACATCGTCGTCGGACACCACGTTGGTGAAGGCGCTGGCCCGGGCGTTCCGGTGGCGGCGAATGATGGAGGCCGGGCGCTTCGCCACCATCAACGAACTGGCGGCGGCGGAGAAGATCAACTCGTCCTACGTTTCGCGCGTGCTCCGGCTGACGCTGCTGGCGCCGGACATCGTCGAGGCGATCCTGGACGGGCGGCAGCCGGAGGGGATGACGCTGCCGGGGCTGATGGAGCCGTTTCCGGTGGAGTGGGAGAGGCAGCGATCACATACCGTTGCGAAACAGTGAAATCGAGCTCCGTAACGAGGTCGGGGGTGCTGGCTTGCGCGAGCCGGAGAAGCGCCTCTGCCCTTGCAGGGAGCGGCCACTGACCGCCGCCCCATGCACAAAGCCTTGCCGCTGCGAGATTTCCGGCTTGGGTGAAAGGGAAATCACTCTCGTCGCCGACTTCACCTTTTGGTTTAGCCAATAAGCCCAGAGCCTAATCGGCCTTGATGCCCGCGAACTTGATTACCCGTGCCCACTTCTCGATAGCGGCCGCCAGAATCGCCTCGAATTCGGCCGCCGTGCCGCCGACCGGCGTGCCCCCTAGGTCGAGGATGCGGGCTCGGACACCGGGATCGGCAAGGCCCGCATTGAGTTCGCGGTTCAGCAGTTCGACGACGGCGGCCGGCGTGTTGCGCGGCACGCCAATGCCGGCGAAGCCGCTGGCCTCGTAGCCCGGGACAAAGTCGGCGATCCTTGGCACGTCCGGCAGCACGTCCAGCCGGGCCGCGGTGGTGACCCCGAGCGGCCGCAGCTTGCCGGCCCGGATCTGCTCGATCGCCTCCGACAGCGGACTGAACACCAGCTGGATGTGGCCGGCCAACAAGTCGGCGACGGCGGGCGCACCGCCGCGGTAGGGAACATGCAGCAGGTTGACCCCGGTCATCATCTTAAACAGCTCGACGGAGATGTTCTGCGGCGTACCGGCGCCGGCCGAGCCATAGCTGATACTGCCCGGGTTCGCCTTAGCATGGGCGATCAACTCAGGGATCGCATGAATCGAATACGCCGGATTGACCACGGCGACATAGGCCAGCCGAGCCGCGCATACCACCGGCGCAATGTCGCGCATGAAATCGAAGGGCAGGTTCGGATAGAGTGCGGCGTTGATCGCGTGCGGGGTCACGATCTGGAGCAGAGTGTAGCCATCGGGCGCCGCCCTTGCGACCATCTCGGTGGCGATGTTGCCGCTGGCGCCAGAGCGGTTGTCGACGACGAATTGCTGGCCGAGACGGTCCGACAGCCACTGCCCCATCAGGCGCGCCTGGATGTCGGTCGCGCCGCCGGCGGCGAAGCCGACGAGGATGCGCACCGGCCGCGCCGGATAGGCCTGAGCCCGAGATCGGCGCGGCGCAACGGCCATGCCCAAGGCCGAACCGGCGGCCATAGTCGCAAGCGAACGGCGAGAAACTGCCATGTTGTCTCCTTCCCAATGGGCGCCTTTTGCGGGCGGTTTTCCCGAGGCGCCTTGTGGTGACACGCTACAGGCTCGGTGATCGGGTCGGCAAGAACGGCCAGTATGTCTCTGAAGAAGAGGCTCCCATCCCCTTATAACTGCACGCTTGCTTGAACTGCGGAACGCTGGCGAGAGGCGACACGGATGATGGAGAAAGGCCGCTACGGCACGACCGACGAACTGGCCGCCACGGAGAAGATCAACTCGTCCTGCGTCTCGCGCGTGCTTCGCCTGACGCTGCTGGCACCGGATATCGTTGAGGCGATCCTGGATGCGCGTCAGCCTGAGGGGATGACCCTGCCGACGTTTATGGAGCCGTTTCCGGTCGAGTGGGATCGACAGAAGGGCCGTCCGCTGCCGTCCTCGCTAACGCCACCCATTCCGCTCAACGGCGGCCCAAATGTACGCCGGGTGTATTGAAATGGCCGAGTTCATCATTGGCCTTTGCGAAGGCTACAATTCGGACGCGTGGGGCTAGGTCGGCCAAGCCTTCCGCGTGCACTCTGGTCAGCGAAACGCCCAGCGAAGGGTGTGCGCCACCCCGAGTGTTCCGGCGCGCACGAGTGGCCGACCGAGCAGAGGAGTGG